GAAATTTCTTTTACACTTGCAGGTAATGTTAATGTATAGTTACCGTCAATTACTAAATCTATAACCATTCCTGTTGATACATTAGAGAATGTTAGAGTAGTATTTGCAGTTAATGTCTTTGTGTGTACAGCTGCTGCTGACCAATCTACATCACTTGCTGATATAGTAGCTGAAGTTGTAAACTCTGCTCCCATTTTAGCATAAGTAATTTGGTCATCTGCTATGTGTACTGTGTCAATAGAACCATCTACATAATGCTCTGAATCTACACTGTCATCTGCTATTTTAGTTCCATCTACAGCATCCGCTGCTAATTTAGCTGTTGTAATGTTTGCATCTGTAATTTTTGCTGTTGTTACAGCGTCATCTGCTAGTTTAGCTGTAGTAACACTTCCGTCAGCTACACCACCAGCACCGTCATATAACTCTGTAAAGTTATCGTTTGCTTTATCAAATGCGGTACGTATTGGGTCCCCAGTTCCGTCATTTGCTGTTGTTCCTATATTTATCGTTTGTTTTGCCATAATTAATATAATGTTTTATCTGCCGTATAATTTGTACTATCTGCTAATACTAATGTTGTGTCTGCTCTAAAATATGAACCATCTGCATCAAAAGGATAAATTGCACCCCATCCATTCGCTTCATTAACGTTTCCAAACCAAGTAGTGTCATATATTGCTCCAAACATAATTTAAACTGGATATATAATTCCCCATCCGTTTGTTTCGTCCTCGTTTCCCCACCAACTTTCGTCATATATTGAACCGAAACTCATATTATTACAATAGGTTTTTTAATTTTTTGTTATTCTTTGTAATGCTTAAAATATAATTTTTAAGTCTCTCCATGTTATAGCCTTTTGGCTTGTACTTTTTCTTTATAGTACCCATCCTTCAAAACTTGCGTCTTTGTCTGGATATACATCCTCGTTAGAGTTACTGTTGTATTCAGGGAAGCTATCATTATTAAAGCTCATGTAGCTTATAAATCTATCAGTATAATATTGAGCTAAATTTCTTTCTTTCTCAATTAAGAAGTCTATTTCTTCTTTTTCTACATTAGTAGCATTTTCACTTGTGTGTTTATAAACTCCTTTATTAGCGAGAGTATAAGCACTAAAAGGTAAATATTCTACCATAGCCCAATGTATAAGCATTGGTTTAACATAATCTGTTACTAGAGTTAAGTAACTTCCAGATAAACTGCTTGCTAATATATCAGTCTCTATTTTGTTTAATAAATCTGTACCTAAATAGTTTTGTATATGAATGTCTTGTGCAATTTTGACAAACTGAATAAACTTATCAGTGTCTACATTACCATTCATTGCTGTAAACTTAACTATATCTTTTCTGCTAATTAATAATGCTTGTGCCATGTTTATCTAGGTTTTTTATATCCGTTATTTGCCATATCTTTAGGAGCTACTGGAGCTAGTTTGTTTCCTGCTGGTCTTGGTTTATAAGAATTTGGAATACTATCAACTTCTTCACTACTTGCTAAAGACTTATCTTCATAATACTCTCCGTCTTTTTTCTTTTTTAGTTTGTATAATCTTTCTTCCCAGTAGTGTCCACAATTAGGTCCACCTTTAAACTTAAATAAGTCATAAGCTTGTTTTTTATGACCAAATGATTTGTTTACTCCTGCTCTTGATGCTTTATCTATATCTTCTAATCTATATACAACTCCGTTTCTTGTTCTTTGCATCATTGTTTTGCAGAACTTTCTACTGTTGCCACTTGTATATTTTTCTTCATAAGCATATCTTACTTTATATACGCTTTTATCTAAATAACTTTCTCCAGAAGGTTTAGACTTTACAGATTCTAATTCTACATCTCCATTGATTACTTTTTCTTTCCATGCTTCTAAATCTTCATTATCTTCTGAATATTGTCTTTTACCAATTAATTCATAATCTTCCATTGTTTCACCCTCTAGCTCTGCTAAAAAGTCTTCTCCCATTTCATCTGTTAATTCTGGTTTATCTTCTGCTAGTTTTACTCCTGTTTCTTCTTCTCTTGCTTCGTCTGTAACTGCATTATCAGTTTCAATAAATGCTAAAGGTTGAAGAGTTTTAAAATAAAGTTTTAAACTTATGTCGTTTACTGCAAGGATTGCATCCATACAATCTGTCATTAATTCTTGATAAGGCTTTATTGTAACATTATCAAACAATAATGAAGCTGTTTTAATTTCATCACTGTTTGAACCTAATCCGTTATTTTCTGTTCTTATACCTAAAAGTAGTGGTGATGTTACTCTGTGACCTATAATTAATTTTCTTGAACATTCATTTGCTAGATATTCATAATGAGCTGGAGCGTCATTTAATGGAACGTCATCTATTGTTGTCTTGCTTTCTGCATTATTGTTAAATGCTATAATGACTTTTTCTCCTCTTGCTCCTGTTAGCTTATTCATTACATCATTCTTAACCTGAAGCTGTTTCTCTCTGTCTGGGACACCATTATTAAAATTTACTACTTTAGTACCAGAAAATCCATTCTGTACGTCATTGATTAAATAATCAGCTATCTCGGACTCTAATTCAGCATAAGCTAAAGCTCCTTGATAATCTACTGGACAATAATAATCATATCCACTTACATATCTTTTTACAATCTTTATTTCTGGTTCTTTACCATTACCAAATCCAAATGCTGCTATTCTTTTAGGTTTACTACTAGGCTTTATCTTGCTCCAGTCATGAAAATAATAGTATGCTTCTATTTCTCCATCATCATTACACTTTTCTGCTCTTAATGTTTGTCTAGGGAAATGCTCTGCTTTTATTACTTTTCCATCCTGATATAAAACCTGAAAACTTCCTTCTCCTAATAGTTTTAAATCTAAAATAACTTTTCTTAAACAGCTGTCATTAAAAATAGACTTCATTGCTGCATATTCATCAGGCTTTTTAGAGCTATCTGTAGCATCTATACCTTTACCAAATATTAATTGCGATATTCCTTGAATAATTGCATTGTTAGTTGCGGAATTAATAAATAATTTAATTAAATAAGAGTAGTAATCATTGTCATCGCCATAATTAACCCAATTTCTGTGCTTGTCTTCTTTAATTTTAGGTCTATTGTATTCCGATAAATTAACTATATGTAAATTGTCCATATTATAATACTATAAATTCGTTTGTTGTTTCTTGCGGAGTGTACTCATTATTATTAACTGAATAACTAGATACAGTTTGATTAGTACAAAAGATTTTATCTTTATAAATAACATTTCCGCTCTTTTTAATAGTCAATATATAAAAAGTATCTTCTACTAAAGTAAAAGTATCTGAATATTGATAATAATAATCATTTAAAGTAAATGAATTAGTATCCTCATCATATACTGATTTATTTGTTGTTTCATTTACAATGGATATATTATAAATGTTACTTCCAGACGCTTCGTATTCTCTAGGAATAAAATTAATCGTTTGAGAACTTGCTGTGTTCTGTAATATTATCATATTATTACAATAAAATTAATGTTATTTTGTTAAGTATTAAACAAAAAAAAAGAGGCAAATTGCCTCCTTTTCTTAATTCAATCGTGAAGGATTATTAGAAGTCACTTCCTGATGTTACAGTTACTGTTGATGTTAATCCAGCGAATGGGTCTGCATCAGTTGCACCATCTAGGAAGTTAGCAGGAGTTTTTTCTTGACCTGTAAAAGTCAATGTATATCCTGAAAGGTCTCCCATAGCCGCACCTGTAACAATCGTTCCTCCTGAAACGTCTGCACCATTTAAAGCTCCCATTAAAAATGCGTTACCATTATAGTCTTGTACAACTACGTGTGGTCTACCATAGGCTAATAATTTTAATTCTTTGTTATCTGCTACTGATAGTTTTTTTAATGTAAGGTTTAATGTTTGCTCAAAGAAAACTGTACCGTTCTCTCTTGAGGCATTTACTGTTTGTTCGAATGAAGAATTACCTTTTAATTCGTATTTATATGCTGTTACAGCACCTAAATCATTAATTTCATCATTAGTAGTTAAGTCAGTATATCCAATAGTTATATCACCGAAATCAATGAAATAAACATTTTTAATACCACCTACTACATCTTTACAAGGTTCAATTCTTCCTTTAGTTAAATCACAAGCCATATTTTTTAAATTTTAAAAAAAAAGGGTGGTAGAATACACCACCTACCCTTCTTTATTTGTTATACAATTTTCTATTAAGAGTAAAGAACTATGTCTCCTCCGATTGCATGCTGAATACCAGCAGTAAATCTCATTACGATTCTAACATTTTGAGACCCATCTAAATCAGCCATATCTAATACTTTTACTTCGTTGTGGTCACTTAATAAACCAGTTCCAAAGAATAAGTTAGATTTTTCAGCTGCTACTGCGTTATCACTTGGTAAACCTTGTGCTAATGCTATTTGGATTCCATCAAAGCTTAAGCCTTGTCCCATGTTAAACCATTGTGTACCTCTATCGCCTGTACCTGCTGCACCTAATCCTGATGCTCCAAATCCACCTAATGCTCTTACATAGTTTCTGTACATGTTAGAAGGTAAGTAGATAGTCATATCTTCTGCACCATATACTGCGTTTGGAATTGCATCCGCAATTTTACCTAACTCTGTAATAATGTTAGCTGAAGTAGAAGTTGTACCTGTTACATCATTTACATCTGCATCAGCAGTTAATGTAGTTACAAAACCATCGAACTCTCCATCTGTTGCGTTAGTTCCGTTCCAGATATTTTGCTCGATTTTTTCAGCAACTTTAGCTGATACATGTCCGATTAAGAAATCAGAGAATGATGGAGGTAATTCTTGGTTAATCGCTGAATATCCCATCTGAACTGCTTCCCAATCTTGAACATAGTCTTTTTTACAAAGCTCTAAATTCACTTGGAATTCTTCTGGTTGTAATATTCTTTCTGTTAAAGTTAAAACGTCTGCTTGACCAGTAAAGTCACATGCACCGTTTTTAACAATACTTGTAGAAGCAACTTTTTTCATTACTTCTTTGTATTTCACATTAGGCTTAATCGTAATTAAGTTTTGTGATAATGTATTTCCACTTAATAGAGCCGCTGACACATATTTGCCTGCAAATTCTCCAGCATAAGTAGAAGTTATTGGAGTTACTGTACTATTTGCCATTTTTATTAATATTAATTAAAATTTGAGATTGTTTTCATTACTCTATCTAAAGTTCCTAAAGGTCTCTTTTGTGCATATAAGTGCATTTCTGGTTTTTCTTCAGATTCTGGGTTATGTTTAACCTTTTCTACTTGAGATAGATTTTCTTTTGATTCTTCAGAAGCCATTTCTTCGTCTTTTTTACCGTAACCTAATTCTTCAATCATAGTTACAATATCTTCGACTGCTTTTTTAACTTCTGCTAATTCTTCTTTTGTTGCATAATCTGTTGCTGCTTCCACTTCTTCAGTTTCTTCAGTTTCAGACGCTCCTATAGAAGCAATTATACCTTCTTCTTCTACAACTATTTCTGTAGAATCTTCAAGTGTATAAGTCCCAACTGGTAGTGCAACTCTTTCGTCTTCAGTAACGATAAAAATTTCATTACCAGCTTCGAAAGCTTCTGCCTCTACAGTTGTACCATTTTCAAGCTGCATAGTTGCAAGCTCTACTTTTTCTTCTACTGACTCTTCAGATAAAGTTTCTTCTGTAGCTTCTGGAGTTTCTGTAGTTTCTTCAGTTAATTCTACTTGAGTATCCTCTGTAGATTCAACTGTTTCTTCTACTACTTCTTCAGAAAGTACAACTTCCTCTTTAGCTTCCATGCCAAGTAGGTCTTTTACTTGTTTTAACATT